AGTATCTATTTGTAGGTCTCAGCGAATCAGGCGATTTCATTTTTGATTACGACGTAATCATTCTGAATCAGTTGCTATTCATTGATGGTGGCACCGACCTAGAACGATCAGCGGCCGACCCTTACGGCACACTCACATACACAGTTTCTGTGTCGTGGATTACTTCTAGTCAGGTCACCGAGTTTCTCGGTATCGCATCAGCGACAGCGAACGACACAGCATTCTTAGCGACCTGCACGGCCGCCAGTAATGCATGGTGTTATCGCAAACGTTTAGAGGCTGGCTATAGCGACGAAATGAATGCCAGCCCTGGTGCAGATGTAACACTCGGTGCCGTGATCTATGCGGCAATGAATTACAGGGAACGTGGCAGCATCGACTCATTTCAAACCTACGACGGGATGGGCACTGCACCTGTGATGTCTATGGGTCGTGTTATGCAACTGCTGGGCTGTAATCGTTCACAGGTTGCATGATGGCCGCCACAGGTGTGTTCGCTGAGGCGATTCAGAAAATCGTTACGACAGTGACAGCGTTAGGTTTTAAACCTGTTACCGACCCACGAAACCTGCGACCGTTATGCGTTGAGATTGAACTACCAACATTCACAAATTTCACTAACCATGTCGCCGATATCACTGTGACCATTCGAGTGCTGGCACCCCCACCTGGCAACCAGGACAGTGCAGACTATTTACTGACCACAGTCGATGCTCTGGTCAACAGTGAACTAGCAATAATTTCGGGCCAGCCAACACTGCGTGTGGTCGGCTCACAAGAGTTGCCTAGTTATGACTTAACAGTAAGAATCGGTTCACTACGAACCTGACCTAAGGAAAAAAAATGGCCACCACCACCTACCTCAGTAACCCCACAGTCAACGTCACGCAAGGTGCAACCACCACAGACCTGACCGATCAATGCACTAACGCAACGATCACCATCGGCTATGACAGCCTTGAATCAACCGCATTTGGCGACACTGGTCATCGTTTCACTAAGGGCCTGCAATCCGTAGAAGTAACACTGACCCTGTTTCTCTCATACGGTGCCACTGAAGTCGAGGCAGTGCTTAACTCAATGGTGGGCGAGGGCAGCACCGTTCTGGTGATCAGTCCTGCCGGAACGACCGAATCGGCAACTAATCCTGAGTACACCATCACGAACGCAATGCTGGCAACGTTCACACCGATTAACGCAACAGTCGGTGAACTCGGCACAGTTGATGTCACATTTACTGGTGGCACCTGGGCTCGTGACGTTACGACCCCATAAACAGTTTTCAATAAACAACCGAGCCCGACATAGGAGAACAAATGAAACTGCACCTACGCATTGATTTAGGTCAAGGCCCCATAGAACTCAGCACGAACCTGTTCGTGATCGTTTCATGGGAACGCAAATTTAAACGCAAGGCATCAGACATGGCGAACGGAATCGGCATGGAGGATTTAGCGTTTATGGCTTACGAATGTTGTAAGCAGCAGAACGTTTCTGTGCCAGCGATTTTTGATGATTTCGTTAAGCGTCTGATCGAGTTAGAAATCGTGAGTGAGGAAACCGAAAACCCTACCCCAGGGGCAGTTTCAGCCGAGGCCTAGCAGAACTGTTAGTGAGTGTCGGCTACTGGCCCCATCACATAGAATTTGAAACCAGGGACTACATCACGGTGGTTGAAATTCTGAACAAACGCAAGGGTTAAACATGGCAGGCACACCAGAGGTTGAGGGCGTTAAGGAGGCCATTAAGGCACTGCGGAAAATTGACCCTGAAATGCGTAAAGCGTTTAACACGAACGTTCGCATGATCACTAAACAGATGACCGATGCCATGAAGTCAAACTATGACGACCCACGATTTCCATCAGGCACGAAACGCAAATGGTCACAGGATGGTGCACAGAAATTCCCGTTAACTGCCAGCAGGGCACGCAACGGTGTCAGGGTCAAAATTGACACCAGCCGAAAAGCATCCACAGCGATCAGTGTCAGACAGTCAAACGCTGCAGCAGTCATTTTTGATATCGCAGGGGCAAAAACAAATAACAAACTGGCAAGAGCATTCGACACCACATTCGGCCGGCGTTCTAGTCGTGTCATGTGGCCCGAGGCTGAGGCCCACATAGATGACGTGCGAAATAACCTAGTGGAACTACTCGAACAAATAGAGCAAGATATCAGCCGAGAGGTTGAACGCTGATGGCTATCAAAATTCCGATATTTGCTGACTATAACGATAGAGGCGTTCGTGATGCTGAGTCATCGTTTGAAACGTTCGGGCAAAAAGTCGGTGGCATTGCTAAGGCGGCCGCTACAGCATTTCTTGCTGTCGGTACCGCTGCAGGTGTCGGTGCTTATAAAGCGATCGGGATGGCATCAGACCTGGCTGAATCAACCAGCAAGGTCGGCCAAATTTTTGGTACTTCAGGCAAGGACATCACAGACTTTTCTAAAACGGCCGCCAAATCTTTAGGGCTATCAGAGCAAAACGTTTTAGATGCTGCAGGCACATTCGGCATTTTTGGTAAGGCTGCAGGTCTCGGTGGTGCAGAACTATCCACATTCAGCAACGATTTCACGACACTCGCCGCTGACCTGGCATCTTTTAATAACACGACACCTGAGGATGCGATTCAGGCGATCGGTTCAGCACTTCGAGGTGAATCAGAACCATTACGACGCTATGGCGTGATGCTGGATGATGCCGCACTCAAGGCTGAGGCAATGGCCCAGGGCATCTACGACGGCAAGGGCCCGTTAACGCAACAGCAAAAGATTTTGGCGGCACAGGCCGCAATTTTTAAACAGACCGCTGATGCCCAGGGCGATTTTGAACGCACTAGTGGAGGGCTGGCTAACCAGCAAAAAATTCTTAAAGCAACGTTCGCAAACGTGACGACCACGATCGGCACGAAACTACTGCCAGTGTTTATGACTGTCGTCAGTTTCATTTCTGACAAAATCATTCCTGCTGTAGAAAAAATAACTGATGCGTTCAGCAAGGGTGGCCTCGCTGGTGTCATCGATCTGGTCAAACAACAACTGCCAAAACTGAAACAGTTCCTGGCTCAGGCAGGCACAGCATTGTGGGAATGGATAAAAGATGCCTACCCACCAGCACTGCGTGCACTCGGCGAAATGTTCTATGCGTTCGGGCAGTGGTTACAGAACACTGGTTTACCCTGGCTAGTCGATGCACTTGCCAGCGGTGCGAAAGCACTGTGGGCATGGATAGAGGAGGCCGCACCACCAGCCCTAAAGCGTTTAGGTGAACTGATCGGTGACCTGGCTAACTGGCTGATCGATGAGGGCCTGCCGAAACTGGTTGAGAAACTCATCGAATTAGGTAAAGCATTTGTGGACTGGATTAAACCACTGATCGTGCCAATGCTCGGCAAACTCGGCGAATTACTTCTAACGATTTTGAACTGGGTCGTTACTGAGGCTGTACCAAAAATAGCGACCCAGGCAGTAAAACTCGCTGGTGCCATGTTGGGCTGGGTAGCACAATTACTGCCCGAGGCCGCCACAGGTCTAGCGAAATTCGCTGTGCAACTAATCGCAAAAATTCCTGGCCTGTTCATTGATTTAGTCGGCACGATGATCAGTGTCGGTGCCCAAATGGGCAACGCATTAATCTATGCGTTAGTGACAGCCTTAAAAGGGCGGGGCGAAAAAGGCATGGACATCGGCAAATCGTTCGCTAACGGCATTATTAAGTTCATCAACTCAAAAGTCATTGACAAAATAAATGACCTGGTTGAATTCAAAATTTCGGCGTTCGGTTTCTCGGCAACGATCAACCCCCCAGACGTGCCCCAAATACCGATGCTGGCTAAGGGTGGAATCGTTACAGGCCCGACCATTGCCATGATCGGTGAGGCAGGCAGTGAGGCAGTAATACCCTTAGACCGTCTCGGCAGTTTTGGTGGCAACACGATCACAGTCAATGTCAACGGTGGCGACCCGAACAGCATCGTCAGAGCACTCCAGCAGTATGTGCGTCAGTCGGGCCCAGTGCCCGTAAACACTAGGGCTATGTAATGCCGAAAATTAGTTGGGTTTTAGAGTTACAGACACCGACGGTTGTGGATGTCAC